CCCCATTAAAGTTCAAACCCGATACCAGTTTCCCCCAAAATTTTTTCACACAAGTACTTGACAAGTGCCAGCACCTGTGCTATAATAAAGGTACAAAGAAAGAAGATCGGAAGTGATAAAAAAGAAAAAATAAAAAAGTACAAGAAAGTACTTGACAAACAAGTAACCATATGATATAATAAAGGTACAAAGAAAAGAAAAAGGTGGAAACAAAATGAAGCCGAAAAAAGCGTTTTATATTGAGAACTTAGAAACTATAAAGGACTTGGAAGATCGAGTCTATGACTTGACAGTTAAAATGGATCGTGAATGCGGAAAGCAAGATTTCAACGAAAAACTCAATCAAGCATGGTCATTGTTATATGAGGTATGGAAAGAAAATAATTAGTTACAAATAGGGGGTATTATCATGAGAATATGTAAAAAATTACAGATACAAGTTAACAATGAAGTGTTAGCGGCAGTCGATCGTTTTAATGAGGAATTGAATTACTGTTCAATTAGTGTAGGCAAGCGACTTCGCTCATGCCAGGCATACGTTTACGAAACACCTAGTTTCTACGTTTTACGTAGTTACAATACAGTAGTAGCAATTATTGAGAAAAGTTCAGACACTTGCTATGACTTTCTAAGAGGTGTTTACGGTTACACTAACACATCAGCACAACATATTTCAAAATTTGATAAAGACTATGGACGTGGTACATGGGGTTGCAAGGAACGTGTAACCTACCGTGAAGTATAAGGGGGTGTGAATATGAGTTTACTTATAACTTTTTGGAATGGTGATTCTTCACAATTTGATGAATGTGACGGTATTGACTTTACTTTAGGGTTAGTTAGAATACATGAAAATAATGAGTGCTATGAGTATGATGAAGGTGGAGTCAAAGAAATAATCTTTGTGAATGAGTACACACTTTCATATGCCATAGACGAAGGTTATGTAATGTAAACAACAAGGGCGCGTGGTTGGCACGATTACAGTTTCAACGCTGTCCGCCCATTAGCACCTACATGGTGCAGAAACCAATAAACAACGCAATAGAAAGAAGAGGTATTACTATGGCAAGAGAAAAAATGGTAACAAGGACAGTAACCCAGACAACGGCAGAAGTTATGACGATTGATGTCACAACGGCAGAAGTACAGATACGTGAGTACACTATCGGTGGCACATACGACACTAACGAAATTCTGCTCAAAAAGCTACAGAAGCTTTTCCAGACCGATACATTCAAGCTTGTAAATATCAACAGTACTAAGGTTGAGGATTTACTTCTTGGAATGACAGAAGAGGACTTTATCAGATACGCTACAGTCCTTCCACCTAGAAATACTAAAAATGCATAAAGTTAGTCAAAACTAACAAGGGTGCGTGGTTAGGCACGATTACAGTTTCAACGCTGTTCACCCATTAGCACCAACAAGGTGTGGAAACTAATCAAAATAAAACCAGAAAGAAAGAGGGAACAAAAATGAGTAAACACTATGTAAAGTTAGTAAAGGAAATGATTAAAGAGGACATCAAGGATGATGTAGCCATATCAGTGGTAAACGGTACTCTTGTGGTGGACATTTATGTAAATCACTGTTTATGTTGGCACACAGCTATACCGCGTATTGAATTACGAGCAAGTTCATATATGACAGCGAAAATCGTATCAGACACGATAAAAAATCAATATAAGCAGTTCATTTTGGATAAGTATTTTGTTCGGAAAAAATTCAAATAATACTTGACATTTAGATCGTCATATGCTATTATATAATTGTAGCAAGATAATAAACAAAAATTCGAGTTACGTTTGCCATAGGTGGTGCAGACTTTCAATCCACTGTGCCACCTACCCCCTTAGTAGGTGTAGTTTATTGGTAAAATGCGTGAATCTTAAATAAATCCTATCATCGCTCATTCACGTGAAACAGGTTCAATCCCTGTCACCTACTCTAGTGCTTTATAGCACTAAACTATATTTTGACGTTTTTTAAAAATAAAGAAAGAGAGGAAGAAAAAACATGGCAAGAGTACCAATGGTAACAAGAACAATCATCACAACAAAAGTCAACGTAATGTGCTTAGACATTGAGACAGGAGAACCTTGTAACAAGTCTGTAGTAGTTCCACGTACTTACAAGGACGATGAAAAGCTTCTCAAGAAAGTGAAAGAAGTTCTTGAAACGGAAACATTGAAACCAGTACACATTGTTGACAAGGAAGAAATTGAAACACTCTACGGAATGACAGAACAGAACTTCATTGAACACTCAAAAGTCTTACCACCGAGAGCAGTGACAGAAGAAAACGTAACAGAACAGTAAAAAAAGAAAGAGGCAAAATAATATGGTAGAAATTAAAAATTGTAGCAGAGAATTTTCAGAAGTTGAGCAGTATCTTATGACGATTGCACCATCAATCATTTCAATGAAAGACGTTCCAGATGGAACGCACATTACAGTTGACGGTATTCTTACATTTGAGGATACAAAAGAGTCAACTGGTGAAATTACGGATATTCTTTCAGTGATCACACCGGAAAAGAAAGTATACTCATGTCAGTCGTCAACATTCAAACGTTCAATCAGAGATATTTCAAATATCATGAAAGATAAACAGTATACAATCATTAAGACGTCAGGCAAAACGAAAGCAGGGCGTGACTTTATCAACTGTGAGTTAGATGTTGAAAGTCTTGAGTAACTAGTAATATTAACAGCGTGTACTTTAATCGGTACACGCTTTTTTAGACAAGAGGGTGATTTTTCATGGCAAAAAGAAAAAAGAAAGTATCAGCTTATACACGTAACAGAAACCGTATCAACAGCTACATAAGACGATTAAACAAAAAAGGACTTATCACTGAATTATATTTTCCAACAGAAAGAGAACTAAAATTACAAGGAATAAAGGGTGCAGAGTTAACCCGTTACACCAATGAGTTGAAAAAAGTAACACCCGATTTCTTAAAAGGTGAAACCATTCCAATTCCAAAAACGCCTCAGAACTTTAACGAAAATGGTGATTTAAAAGTCGGTGACGATGGAATGTTTAATAGGACAGTAATAGCAGACATAAAAAATAACATATTACATTACCCTAAAGAAATAGCTGATAAAGTTACTTCTTTAATTGACCAGTTAATCACACAGCAGGGTATAGATGATGTAGTAGAAGCTATCATGTCAACGCCAGATTTGCATTACTATTTGAATAAAAGTAAATATGACAGCGAATCAGCATTGGAAGATTACGCTACAGGAATTATAAATGCACTCCCTAGCGCAAGTGATCAGTATAAAATGGACTTAGCTGATGCCTTCGAGTTTAACGAGTTAGGCTATACCATTGAAGATTAAAAAGTACAGATATTTTATGTGTGACTTTGAAACAACTGTTTATAAAGGACAAGAGTTCACAGAGGTATGGGCATCAGCTTCGGTAGAACTATTCACAGAAAATGTTAGTATTTTTCACTCAATTGATGAACAGTTTAATTACTTTGTAAAGCAAGATTGTAATATCGTAGCCTATTACCACAACTTAAAGTTTGATGGTTCATTCTGGTTGTCATATTTGATGATAGATAAAGGGTTCAAACAGGCTTACAGAAAAACAGGTGAAGCTATAAATGAGGTAGAGTGGTTGCAAGAAAAATTTATGGAAAATAATTCCTTTAAATATAGTATATCAGATAAAGGAATGTGGTACACCATTATTATAAAGGTAAATAATCACTTTATTGAAATAAGGGATTCACTAAAGCTTTTGCCATTTAGTGTTAAAAGAATTGGTGATAACTTTGGCACAAAGCATAAGAAGCTTGACATGGAATACACAGGTTTTCGATATGCAGGGTGTGAGATATCAGACAGTGAAAAAGAATACATTGCTAATGATGTCCTTGTTGTTAAAGAAGCACTTGAAATTATGTTCAATGAGGGGCATGATAAACTGACAATAGGTTCTTGCTGTTTGGAAGAATACAAAGAGATATGTAAGAAATCACTCAAAAACCAGTTAGAGTATAAGGAAATGTTTCCAGACGTGTATAATGTGAGTATTAACCCTATAGAATACACATATGAAAACGCAGGAGATTATATAAGAAAATCATACAGAGGTGGTTGGTGTTATTTAGTAAAAGGTAAAGAGAACCAAATAAAAACAAACGGAACTACGGCTGACGTAAATTCACTGTACCCATCCATGATGTCGTCTGAATCTGGGAACAGGTATCCTATTGGTAAACCTTGTTTCTGGAAAGGAAACTATATTCCAGACGAAGCTATAGCAGATAATAAATATTATTTTGTTAGAGTTAAAACAAGATTTTATATCAAGAAAGATAAGTTACCATTTATACAGATAAAAAATTCTTACTTATATAAAGGAACAGAAGCACTGGAATCGTCAGATATTTATGACAGTAAAACAGATTCTTACTTTTCATTCTATAAAGATAAGGACGGCATATTAAGAGATACAAGGGTTGAATTAGTCTTGACAATGACAGATTACCTGTTGTTGAAAGACCACTATGATTTAGTTGATTTTGAAATACTGGATGGATGTTGGTTTTATGCTTTGACAGGTATCTTTGATGAATACATTGAAAAATACAAGCACCAGAAGCTTGTTAGCAAGGGTGCATTGCGTGAGTTGGCTAAACTTTTTCTTAATAATCTTTACGGAAAAATGGCATCTAGTAAAGATTCATCGTTCAAACTGGCATATGTGAAAGATGATAAAACAATAGGGTTTTTACCTGTTACAGAATCAAACAAGAAACCAGGGTATATCCCTGTTGGTTCAGCTATCACAAGTTATGCAAGAAACTTTACCATCAGAGCGGCACAAGCGAATTATCATGGTGTTGATAAAGCAGGTTTTATTTATGCAGATACAGATAGCATACACTGTGATTTACCACCAGAAGAAATAATTGGAATCAAAGTACATGATAAAAACTTTTGTTGTTGGAAATTGGAATCATGTTGGGATAAAGCAATATTCACAAGACAGAAAACTTACATTGAACACGTAGTTGCAGAGAACCTAGAGTCAATAGAAAAACCATACAACAATATAAAGTGTGCAGGTATGCCAAAACGTTGTAAAGATTTATTTGAATTATCACTGTCAGGTGATGCTGATATAAATAAAGAATGGAGTGATGAAGAAAAAGAATTTCTATTTTACGAAGATAACAACCCTATTAAACGTGATTATAGATCATTTAAAATAGGATTGAAAGTACCTGGAAAATTACGACCAAAGAGGATACGTGGTGGCGTTCTATTAGTAGATACATCATATGAAATGAGGTAAAAAACATGAAGAAAATTATATGTTTATTGCTATTTTGTTTTACATTAACAGGGTGTACGACTGGTAACAAAGTACCAGCTGAAAAAACTGACTACAGTATAATACTTAATAGTGGTTCAGCTTTTGTATTTACATTTAAAGACCCTGATACAAACGTTTGGTATATAGCATCTAATAAAGGTGTAACACCTAGACTTAATCAAGATGGTTCATTATATGTAAAATAGTATAAAAAACAGAGGGAGAACTAACTTCTTACCCTCTGTTTTATTTATATCTATAACTCATGTGTTAATCATTGCGTTCAGCGAAAACGACAAGTAACACAGGCTCTATACTTTCAAGAGTGCTATCCTATGTTCTCAATGTTAATCGCATGAGTAGATATACCTAGTAACTAAGTGCGCTTAATGTTGCTTCTTTACACCTTAGGTCTTTAAATCTAAAGCAACCACGCTCAAACAAATATCGAAGATTATTCAAAAAGAAATCGTTACGTTTTAACATAACATAATTGATCTCGTGGTCGTCAGTAGTTACGCTGATTTTTAAGCCAAAGGTGCGATCTGGTCTATCATCACAGTATAAGTAACCATACTCAGTAAATTCTCTTATACCAAACTCACAGCCTTTATATTTAAGTGTGCAAAGGTATTTATTTTTTCCAGTAGGTCTTTCAATAAAACTCTGGTTATCATTCAAATAAACACATTCACTACTATAACCAACATAACTGTCTTTCTTAAAAGCTCGATTGAATCCGCTAGTTTTCTGCGCTTCGCTTGCTGATTTATTGAATCCCTGTTCTAACACAAAACCGTCACCGCGTAAAAATTTTGTGTCTTTATGAAGTCTAGCACTTATTTCCATTTTTGTATAATATGGGTTGATAAGGCTGACAGGGTTCGCAATCATATACACAGGTACATAACGAACTTGCTCTCCTTGGCCTCTTGCAATAGACGTATGAATACTGATGAACTTTCTTACTTCATCAGGACAGTAGTGATTAGATTCGCTTTGAAATTCATCAAATTCTAGCCTAGAAATATCAGCAAATAAATGGCTGTATTTTTTCAACTGGTCGGCACTGTTTAAACTGATAGCATAGCCACAGCTTTTTTCGTCTAAGAATAACTCATGGAAAATGCCACTTGCCCGTCTTTTTGACGTCATGTTATGACCTGTGAAGAACAAACTACCTATATCTTTATAGAATTTATCTACCACATTATCAAGTTCATAATTATAACGGTAAATAAGCCCAAACTTTTCACCTTTATCAAGAAATCTGTTTATGCACAGTCTGCTAAAATAGGTTGTCTTTCCTGCGCTTCGGTTGGAAGTAACCATATAGATTTCTGGTTTGTTACCATTTATATCTAACATTGACAATAATTTAGTACCGTCATAATACTTTCCCATGCAAAAAATCTCCTTTCTATATTTAATTATAACACACCCATTGATTTTTTGCAAGTATTGTGCTATAATAAAGATAAATTAAATAAGAAAGGAGATCCCATGGAAAACTTATATCCAATCTTTGTAGCGTTAGGGTTTAACGCCCTAGACGTGATAACAGGAATCGTGTCAGCCGTAAAAAATAAAGACATTAAATCCGCCAAACTACGTGATGGACTTTTCAAAAAAGTGGGTTTTATTTTCTGTTATTTTACGGCGTGGTTAGTTGACGGATATGGAGACATTATAGGGTTCAAACTAGGTGTAGCAATATTACCAGTTATTGTTCTTTATACATGTACAACTGAGCTTGTTTCGATACTCGAAAACATATCCAATATTAACTCAGACCTTTTACCAAGTAAACTTATGGAACTTTTTCACGTTTCAAACACCAGAAAGGAAAATTAAAATGTTACAAGTATTTATTTCACAGCCAATGAACAGGAAAACAAACGAAGAAATCAAAGAAGAACGTATGCGAATTGTTTCAAAGATTAGTGATATACTAACAGAACCGTTTCAAGTTATTGATTCTTTCTTTGAATCAGCTCCACATGATGCAAAACCGTTATGGTTTCTAGGAAAATCTATTGAACTATTATCATCAGCAGATTTAGTATATTTTTCTAAAGGTTGGGAAAATGCTAGAGGTTGCAGGATTGAACATGCATGTGCAGTAGAGTATATGTTGGATAGAATTGAAGAATAAGAAAGGAGTAACAAATGGGTGACATTAACAAAGCTGTTTCTTTCATGATTAACACAGCAAAGGACAATATTCATGGTTATGACCAACAGCACAGAAACGGTCCAGATTATGACTGTAGTTCACTTGTAGGGACAGCTTTATACTATGCAGGTTTTGCTGTTTCACCGTATTCATGGACTGGCAACTTAGAGTCACAGTTAAGAAAAGCAGGTTTTGTAGATTGCAAAGCACCATGGAAAGCAGGTGACATTCATTTAAACAGAGGAAACCACGTATGTATGAGTATCAATGAAAGCCAGATAGTTGAAGCGTCAATTAACGAAAAAGGAACAGCCACAGGTGGTAAAACTGGTGATCAAACAGGTAAAGAAATTCATATCACTTCCTATTATGACTATTATCTCGGTTGGGATTTACACTTGCGATTTACTGATGTAAGCACAAACAGCAATAAACCTTACCCTATTGAAGAAATAGCTCGACAGGTTATTGCAGGTAAATGGGGCGTAGGTATCCAGAGAAGAAGACTATTAGAAACAGCAGGTTATAATTATGACGAAGTACAAAGCTATGTAAATGGACTCTTTACAAAAGGTGGTTACAAGTCGAATGGTGAAGTTGCAAGAGAAGTTATCAAAGGTGTGTGGGGCGTAGGAAAAGAAAGAAAAAACAGACTTGAAAAAGCAGGTTATGATTATAACGAGATTCAAAAACTCGTTAATCAGATGTTAGGTTAATTCAATGCCAGACATTAACAAAGCTTATTCATGGGCAATCGAAACGTGTAATGCCCCTAACGTGGGATACAGTCAGTCATATAGAAACGCCCAGACCGTAGGTGGCATTACATATTACGATTGCAGTTCTTTTATAAACTACGCACTCTTAGCAGGTGGATTTTCAACACCGAATTATGCACCAAAATATAACGCATTTACAACTTACACAGAAGCAGACGTTTTACTTTCGTTAGGTTTCAAGGAAGTTGATGCTAGTGGTGAATACTTACCAGGTGACATTGGTCTTTCAGTTTCGCATACAGAAATGTGCTATAAAGGTGGTAAGGGAAAAGGTGTATTCATGGGAGCGCACACAGACAATGCACCATTAGCACATCAAGTTAGCATAGGTTCAACAACTGGAAATCAAAATTATGAATCATCATTCCCACGGTTGTTTAGATACGGTGAAGGCGGTGCATCTGGTTACGGTTGTAGTGCATACGTAGTATCAGCAATATGTGGTAATATGTGGCAGGAAAGTGGTGTAAACCCTGGTATGTGGGAAGGACAGAATGTCAGTTCATTTACCGCTTTAAATGTTGGTTTTGGGCTAGGACAATGGACAAACACTGGTGGCAACACACATGGTAGACTTTATCAGCTGCATGAATGGCTTCAGTCAAATGGATATAATGACGATGATGGTATCGGACAGTTAAATTATTTAATTCATGAAAATGTATGGTATTCCAGAGATGAAGCTAGTCAATATGCTACGTTAACAGATTTTCTTACTTCCAGTAGTACAGATTTAGCTGAATTAACTCATGCTTTTAACGTAGGTTGGGAAGGAATACACGATCACACATGGGATTTCCGTGTAACCTATGCAGAAAAATGTTATGACTTTATTACGAAACACGCTAATGACACCTCAATCAACAAATGGTTTTCAAAAAATGAGTTCTTATCAGTTGATGAAAGACTAAACAATGCCGTTCTTATCTACAGATTCTTATCGGCAGGTGGTGGAGGTGGTGGCACGCACACCACAAAAAAGAAATCAATGCCAGTTTGGATGATGCTAAAATATCATTATTAAGTTGAAAGGAGATGATTGAATGGCAGTAAAAACTAGAGAAGAAATTCTGGAAAGTTTCAAAACAAGATTAGGAGAAAATCCTGATGATGAATCCATTTCGTTTTTAGAGGACGTAACTGATACACTGGACGACTTTGAAAAAAGAGCGAACGGTGACGGTACAGACTGGAAAAGCAAGTATGAAGAAAACGACGCAAATTGGAGAAAGAAATACACAGAAAGATTTTTCTCAGATGAACCAGAACCAATACCAAAATCAGGCACAAAACTAGAACCAGATGACACCCCAAGGACATTTTCAGATTTATTTAAGGAGATTTAAAAGATGGCTAGAAGAATTGCTAATAGTACGCTCAATGCGTCTACAATCGACATTATGAACGTTATCAGACAGAACGCGTCATATGATTATCAGCAGAACGTACCTGCTGTAGCAAAGGCAAGTGACATTCCTAAAGTCGGAGAAGTTATATACGGAACACCTGCTTTTGCAAACCAGTTTATTAACGCACTTGTTAACAGAATTGCTATTGTGCGTGTGCAGTCCGCAAACTTTAACAACCCGTATTCAATTCTTAAAAAAGGATATCTTGAGTACGGTGAAACTGTAGAAGATATTTTCGTGTCAATCGCAAAAGCAGTAGACTTTAGTGCAGAAAAAGCACCTAAGAGAGAGTTCCAGAGAAGTATTCCAGATGTTCGTTCAGCTTTCCACGTAATGAACTGGCGTGTAATGTACCCAGTAACTATTCAAGACGAAGATTTAAGACAGGCATTTCTTAGCATTGACGGTGTACAGAACCTTATTGCTAAGATTGTTGATGCTGTTTACACTGGTGCAGAGTATGACGAGTTCCTACTCTTTAAGTACCTGTTGATTAAAGCAATCAGTCATGGTAGAATGTATCCGAAGTCAATCGGTACTGGTAAAGAACTTACAGAAAGTGCTGTTCAGTTTAGAGGTACTTCTAACTTATTACCATTTATGTCGAGTGAGTTCAATGAAGCAGGCGTTAAAACAAACACGCCAAAAGAAAGACAGGTTATTTTCATGGACGCAATGTTCAATGCACAGTATGATGTGAATGTACTTGCAAGTGCTTTCAACATGGACAAAGCAGATTTTATGGGTAGACTGTTCCTTATTGATAACTGGTCAGAGTTCGACAATGAACGTTTTGACATTATCAGAGCTAATTCTGATGGTATCGAAGAAGTTACCACGGAAGAACTTGCACTGTTGAAAAATGTAAAAGCTGTTATTCTGGACGAAAACTGGTTTCAGGTTTATGACAACAATAACAAATTTACAGAGAAGTATGTAGCATCTGGTTTATACTGGAATTATTTCTATCACACATGGAAAACAGTTTCCAATTCTCCGTTTGCAAACGCTTGTGTATTTGTAACAGATGACGCTACAATTACATTACCTGAATCAATCAAAGTACATGTTGATGCTAAGGACGAAAGTGACATTGCTACGGTATTTACAATCAGCCCAGACTTAGATGGCCAGAGCCTTGAGCCACACAATGTAAACTTCATTCAGACACAAGAGTTGACTACGGCAGGTATTGCTGTTCAGCCTTATGGTGGAATTATGATTCCTAACAATAAGATTGCTACAGAAATCACACTGGTAGCAGAGATTAACGGTACTAAGTACACAGCTACTACGACGACTATTACTGGTGATACAACTGTTGGCACGGATATTACATTAAATAAAGAGTAATGTCAAGGGTGTGTGGTGGTATAATGTTACTGTCACACACCCGTTAGAAAGGAATGTATTATGTATATAAATCCTCAGACTAATATAAAGTTACTAAAAGATGTACCACTAGATACAACCTATGACCACACATTATGGTTTGACAGTATGAGCGCACAGTTTGGGTATTTCAGTGCCTTGACTAAGTACAATATGAGTAACTATACTTATCAAAGAGTACAAAAAGGAGTAGCAAGAGTTGGTATTAACGCTGACAGTCTTTATGACTGTAACTACATGATGTTTCAAAATTCAGCATATGGTAACAAATGGTTTTATGCATTTATTACAAGTGTTGAATATGTAAATGACGTTACATCTAATATCAGTTTTGAAATTGATGTCATGCAGACATGGTTATTTGATTGCTCACCAGATTATTGTTTTGTTGAAAGAGAACACTCGGAAAGTGACCAGATAGGTGCTAACATTATACCGGAGAACCTTGACACTGGGGAATATGTGTACAATGGCTACGGTAAATTAACTAAAGCACTTGACCCTTTGTGTATTATATGCATGGTCTGTGACACCGCAGAAGACCCAGACGGAACGTTATATGATGGCATTTATGGTGGTTGTACATTATTTGCATACAATGTAAATAAAAAAGGTGTTTCAGCTTTAACTAAAAAATTGCAAAGTTATAACCAAAAACCAGACGCTATTGTAGGTCTTTACATGTGCCCTGTTATAGCTACAGGTAAAGCTATTCCAGATGACGGTCTACAATTACTATTTTCAAAAGGAGCTTTTGGGTTTGACATTTCTGTTCCTGCATTAACAACACGTGATACGCTTGACGGGTATAAACCTAAAAATAACAAACTGTACACTTATCCATATAACTATTTATCAGTAGAAAACGGAAAATCTACAGCTAGTTTTAGGTATGAATTTTTTAACAATTTAACCGTAGCACTTCATGTTGATGTTCCAGTAACTATGCCTATTCAAGTAGCATTAAGACCAAACGGATACAAGGGTAGTAAGGTAGGTACAACTCTTAACGGTGAATCATTGGTACTTGACGATTATCCAATGTGCAGTTGGTCAACTGATTCTTTCAAAGCGTGGTTAGCACAGAACGCATTGCCTTTAGCTACAACAGCAACCGCAGGTGTATCTGCACTAGGGTTGTCTGCCTTAGGCGTAAGCTTTCCACCACTAGGTGTACTAGCAGGAGTTGGAACAGTTATGAATTTATTATCACAGGGTTATAAGGCATCTATTGCAGCTGATGTAGCAAGGGGTAATATTCACAGTGGTAACGTTGATGTAGCAAGTGGAAAGAAAACATTTTGGGGTGGAAGAATCAGTGTAAGTTATCAATATGCAAGAATGATTGACGATTTCTTTACTAAGTTTGGATATGCAACTAAGAGAGTAAAAATTCCTAATCGTAACAGTAGACCACATTGGAACTATGTAAAAACTGTTAGTGCTACAATGACAGGGAGTGTCCCGTCTGATGATATGAAAAAGATATGCAGTATCTATGATAATGGTGTAACATTCTGGAAACATGGATATGAAGTTGGTAGATATGACCTAGACAATAGTCCAGTATAATAAGGTGGTGATAAAGTGGGACGAAGAAAGCATGACATTTGTGACGAAAGTATGGTTTTGAACAACCTTACTTATCGTCAGTATTTGAACAGATTAACAGAACTTGCTATATCCATGTTTGAATGGAAGAATTTACCAGATACAGTTGACGCAAGATATCTTGAATTACATTTATTTGAAACTGGTTGTATGGTTTATTTCAAAGACGATGTGATAGGAGACTTGTGCTTAGATTGTATTGTTAATGGCAGGCTTGACGTGTATGGAAACCCATTGCTAAGAAGAGCGTACAGTGGTTACAACAATTACCAGAAGTTACTAACTTATAAAGACAGCGTTATTATCTGGAATAATTATCTGCATGGTAACAGTATTCTTGATGTTGAAATGTTTGCAAGAAGATTATACAATATTGATAGAATTATTGATATCAATGCAAACGCACAGAAAACGCCTGTGTTGGTACAAGGTAATGAAAAGCAAAGACTTACTCTTTTAAATCTGTATAAAGAATATGACGGAAACGCACCTTTTATTTTTGGTGATAAGAATCTGGATATTAACGCATTAAAAGCACTTAGCACTGATGCTCCATATGTGTGTGATAAACTGTACCAGTTAAAAACACAAATATGGAATGAAGCACTAACTTATCTAGGTATAAGTAATATCAATATTCAGAAGAAAGAAAGATTGATAACTGATGAAGTTACACGTAACCAAGGTGGTACTATTGCTAGTAGATATAGCAGACTAGAATCACGCCGACAGGCTGTTGAAAAAATAAATGATATGTTTGGTACAAATATCGAAGTCAATTATCGTGAAGATTTTCAACAGGTTGGCGACGATAATCAGCCAGAAGATCCCGGTGCAGATACGATAGGTGGTGCAGGAAATGAGTAAATACACGACAGAAGTTAGGTATATTTGTGAAACGGATAGCGGGTTAGATGAAAGTGTTGGATTTAACTCTGTAGATGATGTTATATCAAAATCATGGGATAAAATTTTTACCAGTAAAGTACCTTTCTTTGATGAAGATTATAGAAAAGTGCTTTGTTGTAAAATCTTAAAGCACTATTATTTGAGAGAAATTTGCTGTGAAACTGTAGGCATCTGGAAACTTTGGGTTAATACTAAGTTAGAAGAAATCATGCCATACTATAATCAATTATATGAAAGTGCTAAGTTAAAGTTTGATCCATTCCATGATGTTGACTTAACCAGAAAGCACAACAGGACTGAAAACGAAAAAAGCACAGACAATAGAAGCGGAAATGGAAGCAGAGATGTTAACACAACACAGACAACAAGTAGTAATAAAAATAGTAATGCAACCGGCGAAGAAAAGAACTTGTTCAGTGATACACCTCAAGGCGGTTTAGTTGGTGTTGATAACCAGACATATTTAACAGATGCCAGAAAGATTAACACTACAAATAGTGGCAATGAAAGTATAAGTGGTAATTCTACTGAGAAAAGCGGAAGTACCTATAAAGACAGTGAACAGAGTAGTGGTAATGTTGACACTACAGAAGATTACATTGAAACTATTGTAGGTAAACAAAATTCAGAAAACTACAGTTCGCTAATTATGAAATACCGTGAAACTTTCTTGAATATTGATATGCAGGTTATTAAAGAATTTGACGATTTGTTTTTTGGTTTATGGTAGAGTAGAAAGGAGTAATATATGTTTACAGACGTAGAAACACTTAGATACTGGACTTTAAAGGTATTACCTTTGGTGTACGATGACTCTCTTAGTTATATGGAAGTACAAGGTAAAATTGTTAAAAAGTTAAACGAGCTGATTAAGAACAACAATGAGTTACCAAAATACATTAGAGAACTCATTAAAACGTACATTTCCAGTGGTGAAATTAACAACATTATTGCAGAGATTTTAAGTGATTATATGCTTAGTGTTAAAAATCCACCAGAAAATTTAAAACCTGCTGTTGGTGATGGGTCAGCAGATGATACCGAAGCTATTCAAGGGTGTTTGGATTATGCTAAAGCTCATAACGGTATGTGCGTTTACTTCCCAAGTGGTGCTTATCTTACTGGCACATTAACACTTCCAGAAAATAGTGACGTAACCATGTTTGGGCAAGGTAGGTATGTTACTAGATTGGTGCTTAGGGGTGGTGTAACAGAACCTATGTTAAAAGGTAATGTTAAAACACTGACGTTGACAGGTCTTACGTTTGATGGTAATGGTGATATACAGGTAAATAATGTTGACCTTATTGAATGTACTGGTGTTAATATTAGTATCTCACAGTGTATTCTTACTGATGGCTTCACATTAGCTAAGCTTACTTCTAGTAATAATATACAGATTAGTCATACAGTTTTTGACCATGCTATTGAAAATGCTTTGACTATAAGCGGTACGGGAGATTCTAATTGTAGTGATGTGACTTTCAATTCTATTTCTACTTTAGTTGGAAAGGAATTTATTAAACTTGATTCTGATAATAACGTTATTATATGCACTGTGACTAGTGATGCAACAAAACTACTCACTATTAACGGTAATGATAACTATGTTGAAATTAACGGTGTTAGAAATTATACAACATATGTTGATAATGGCCAAAATAACATTGTTAAAATTGCAAGAAGTGTTTACAAAGGAAGTATTAAACAGTTAGATGTTAGAGGTGAAAACGCTAATATCTCTTATACGAAAACTGTAGCAAACGGAAAAACAAAGACTGAAAATTATACAGGTGATGTTTCTTTAAATTCTGGTGGTAAGAATAAAACTGAGTGTCAAACAAAAGAAGAAATTGTTAACGGTGATATAACAGAAAGTGCAGTAAATAAAACTGAAACCTATACTGGTAATGTTACTTCTACTGGCGTAGATAAAACAGAAACATACAGTGGTGATATTGCTACTAACGGAAAATCAAATACAGAGACATACACTGGTGATGCAAATATAAATGCAAACATTCATACTATTGAAACAAAAACTAACAAAGTTGAAAATGGCGTACAAAAAAATGAAACATATACTGATGCTGTTAATCAAAATTATGGAAGTGTTACTCAGACTATAAAAGGGACATCAGCTGAAACGTGCAACTATAAAACAATAAAAGCGTCATTGATTGACCTTAACCCGACCACTCCGTTAAAATATAGAACACCAACACAGTTAGAAACAACAGAGTTCTTTAGCTATATACCTATGCAAGACCGAAGTGGAAATATAGTCAAAGTTCTAACAGCAAACAATAAGACACCGCTTATTTCATCTACTATAGCAACTAATGTTCTTATTATCGGCGACAGCTACGCAGAGGGTTACACACCAGAGGGTCATATAAAAGGATTTCCTACTTTAATGGGTGAGTATGCAGGGTGGTCAGAAGATGTCAACTTTTGGAAACAAACTGAGGGCGGTTCTGGATTTGTAAACGTTGGTGTAGCCGGTAAAACTTTTCTGGGACTTATTACTGACGCTTATAATAGAATGACAGAAGTACAACGTTTATCTATTAAAAAAATTCTAATAGCAGGTGGTTGGAATGATGCACCTGGTACTGTATCCGGTATTTCAACAGCTATCAAAGGAACAGTTGAAAAAACTAAACAGATGTTTATAAATGCTGACATTTATGTTGCTATGATTGGTTGGAGTGGTAATTACGATAAACGTGAGCAGATTGTTAAAAATGTACTACCTGCTTACACAAGATGTGGTAAATATGGCGCAAAATATATTACAAACTCTGAGTATATTATGCATAACTATGGTGGTTTTGCTAGTGACAAAAATCACCCAAACACTGAAAATCAAGACCTATTAGCGAGTTACTTACTAGACGGAATTGAAACAGGTAGTTGTGACGTACAATATAAACAGACTGTACCGTTTCATGCAAACAAAGCTGTTGTTAATTCAATAACAGGAGAAGGGTTAGGAGAAATATGGATGTCTAACGGTGTTATATCATGGAATGTTGGACGTATATACATTAACTTTGCAGGGGCTAACATTGCTGGTGGTGAAATTCCTGTCATTGCAACAGTAGACGATGATTGTCTAGTACAAGGTGGTAAACCTGGTACAAACATGTTTGGTGGAGTAGTTAGTGGATATATTCAACAAGATAACCCGGTTAAATTCTACGATTTTAACGGTGCTATTTCGATTGAAAAAGGCGAAGTAAGACTGTCTTTTAATATAATCAAAGACGATCATTCACAATATGAAAGTTTTACTAATGTAACTTTTGGAAGGCTTGATGTTGGAACAGTTAGCTGTGCGTCTCTTAGCTGTTAACGATGCGAGAAGGTTGCACGTGTTTAGGTACACGTGTGCCTTCTCTTTTTTGTACAACTGGAAAAAGGGTTTGAACTTTAATGGGG